ACATTTTAGCTTCATGTTTCTACCTCAATTTCGTCATCTTTTGGAAACTGAAATATGCAGTTATTTACATATTCAACTTTTGATGGCTCATTGTTCATGGTTTGAACTATAATTCCACTATTTTTCAATTTTTCAAACTGTTTTACCACATCTTCTGTAATTTCAACATTTTGAAAAAGAATCGGCATACTAACGTATGCTTTTCTAAGCATTTCCATAACTTTCTGTACTTTTTCTTTGGAACTGTATTCAGCCATTTTTGTTCCCATTGCTGTCGAAGAGTTGTGGCAATAAATAGCCGCATACTCAACATCTTCATGTTTTCCGACTGCCATGCTCAAAGAACTGATTTCATAAGGTACATCAATGATTCCGTCCTGCGATATAACTCTCATGGCAACCTCCTACTTAATCTCAATATCCGGAATAAGCCGATCAGGATAAAACACTAATTCATAATGGTATTTGTCCGTAGATTTCGGTTCTACCTGTTCCATCACATAGCAAGTCCAGTCATTCAAGTAAATGTAGTCCTTGTAATACTGATTTTCCCCAGTTTTAAATGTAACGACAAGTTCATTAGCAGAGTTATTGCTAAGAGCCATATAACCCTCTGCCTGCAACATAATCATGTCTGTTCTTGCATTAGTCACCGTGATTCTGCGGTACACATTGAACTCGTCAGCTTCTTTATTGAGATTGTAATTCACGGTATCTGCTGTACTACAACCGCATACACAAAGTGCCATTACAAACATCATTACTGAAATAACAAAAATTTTGTATAACTTCTTCATATATTTCATCCTCCCTACTTAAAGCAATCCGGTGTCTCTGCGCTGGCAATGTCAGTCTCTGCGGTCTGCGGTGTCTGCGGTACTTCCTCAAACTCAACAGTGTTTGAGTTATTCTGAATCTCCCTGTGAACCTGTTCCTGAATGGATTCCATCTGGTATTCCTTGAAATCTCCATCTTCGATTTCTTCTTTTGTGTAAATACCCATTGTCAGTTCCGGGCAATTCAGACTAGAGAAGAACGATGCCGCTCTGTATCTGAGCATTAACTGTGGCATGGTTTTCCACTTACTTCCATTTTTCCCAAGCCATCCCTCGTCCTTTGCCATCTGCATATTGACTTCCATACCCTCAACTCTGCGACCGTTTTTCATAGTCCACGCTACGCATGAATAAGGCTTTCCATCTTTATCTTTTACCTCGTCATACTGCAACTCCATGTCAAACATTCTGCTTGCGTTAATAGAGGCAATCAAAAACTTACTGCTCCAACTAGGTCTTCCCTGTATCGGATAAAGGTTCTGCATAACCATCAGAGGGCTAATGTGCATTCTTTGTGCCTGTTCAATGGCAATCAAACAGTTAGACGGATTTTTCTGATATGTCTGCGGAACAATCGTTGAATCAGCCAGTGCCTTTGCCATCTGCATTGCCATAATAAAATTGTCGGATGTTCCAAAAATCCCAAGACTGTAATCTGTAACCTTATTCTTGCTTTCCTTTACCTCTGCCTTTTCCTGTGTCATTACTTCCTGCTTCTTTTCGTCTGCCATGTTTCTACCTACCTTTCTACCTTCTTGATGCCGTCAATTCCTATGATGAATACCTGGGTTGTCTTGGGATTCTGAATCAGTGCAATAGTACTTGCAAACCTATCATGTTTTTTAATTCTTAAAACTTTGTATTCATCATCTTTGCTTACATCTGACCCTCTTACAAAATTCTGTTCGTATCCTAAAAGACCACTCCCTGTACCGTATAAGTTGTACTGCTTACCGGTATTTGTGACTTTTACGGTATCTCCCACGCAGATTTCGTCTTTCTTCTCCGGTTCTTTCTCCGGTTTGTAGTTTTCAAGGACAACGTACTCTCTGTGCCATGCGCAAAACCTTTTAACAGGGTTTTCAACCTCACATGTTGCGTTCTTAACACCAATTACTCTGAAAATCTCTCCGTTTTCATATGGTATAAGAAAAGGTTTTGCATCCACAATTTTGATGTACTCACCGACTTTAGCTTTTCTCTTCACCTCCCGTACACCGTTATCAGGCTTCACATCCTCGCCCATCAGCCGATTAAAAGCCAACTTAGCACCAGTACGGAAATCAAATTCATCAGCATGATTGCAGTTAGCTTCTGCTTTCTCGCCAGTGGACTTGTCCAGTGCGATCACTTTGTTGTCATTGCGGTAGATGACGATTGTTTCACTTCCGACTTTTTTCAACATGTCAGAAAATAGAGAACCAATTTCAAAATTTTTTACACTATAAGTCCTCCCCGCAATATCTTTGTAAGAAACAACGTCACCACTGATTTTTGTGATTTCAATTACAGCACCTTTGTCTACAAACAATTTGCTTGTATATCTTTCTCCAACCTTAAATTTACGTTTTCTCATATTATTCTTCCTCGCTTTCCGGCTTAATCATAAAGCCTCCCTGATGCACTGTCACATCAGCCTTGTAAATCTCTTTGATGCTTCTAGGCATCACATGGAATGTCACATCCGTATCAGCAATCTTACCTTTGAATTTCAAGGCTCCACGGTCTGAAAGTCCCAGGTACACACCCACGCAACACTTGTCATCAAAATTGAATATCACTGTGTCACCGGCATTGATTGTTTCTCCGCTTGTTGTCAGAACAGAAATGACTGTTTCTTTCTTAATCTGCATTCTCTTCATTCCTTTCAAACTCTTTCAATTGCTCCGCCAACTTCTTACATTCATCAGCAACATATTCTTCTGAACGAACGACATCGACACCAACAGGAAATTTACTTTCTATCATTTTTTGCATCTGATAAATTTCTTTACGGCTTGGGAATTTCTGTATTGCATAATCCAAATCCGCCTTATCTCCAGCGTGACCGCAATCGAACCCAAACCACCATAAATCACTTTTGATAGGATAATTTGAATTTGTTCCACCACCTGAATATGAAATACCTCCGTGACACTGGAAATATGCTTCAATTCGAATTCTTTCATCTTTATCAATACAAGCACCAAGCAAAGGGAAAATGCCACTTACTTCTCTGCCCCAAATATCTGATTTTTTAATTTCAAGATGGTAATCATAATTTTTTCCGTATAACGTATGATTCTTTGGAATGCCAACATATCCGCACCTGTGAGCCATATTTCCAAATATCACAACGCATTTATACCCTACGTGTTCAAACTCACGCTCGACAATGTAGCGTTTCTCTGCTTCATTACTCATTCTTCGCTTCCTCCACTTTCAAACTCGCATCATCACTTCTTCGGAACATAATCAACTGACTGTCAACATCAGGAATCTTCCAAGGGTCAAGGCTCTCGGTATCGTCAACCATGATAGGCAATTCCACACCGCACCGCTTCTGAAACGCATTGCAAATGTCAATCTCCGTCAGAATCCTTGCTCCGTGGTTCATGTTCCGGCTGTAAGGCTCTCCACGGTATGTAAAGTCACAACATTCTTCCGTGTCACCATTCACAAGAGGTCTGAACATCCGCACAGTGCAGAAAGAAAGATACTTGTTCACATCAGCTTCCAACAGTTCGTTCTTCTTCCGGCTGAATTTCTTTAAAAGGTCAAGCTGTGCCTGCACATCTGTGATCTTCTGTGCAATGTTCTTGCGCTCCTGTTCCAGTTCTGCAATACGCTTATCCACACTCTCGTTAATGCTTACGCTTGCCAAAGACTTATCAACCACAGAAATATCATTGCGGATCTGCTCTTCATCACCTTTTAACTGGATTCTGAGAAGATTCATGTCAGTGAATTTGTGCATGGCAGCTTCTTTCTCTGCAATCTGCGACTGAATAGCTTTGTATTCTTCTGTGTTGGAAATATCCACGCTTGCCGGAATGGAATTTAAAGCATTATCAGCAATGGATACCTCTTTTTCCAACCGTTCCACTTCATCCTCGGTCTTTTTCAGTTCCTCACGCTTATGCTGCAGTTCTGCCTGATCCGCTTTGATATGGTCAGCGCAGGAAGAACCCTCTTTAGTAATAAGTTCCAATTCATGTGCCTTATGCGTATCAAACTCCGTTCTTAACTGCTCTTTTTTCTCTTCCGGATATTCCTGTCCACAGTATGAGCAAATCAGAGAGTTTTCATCAAATTTAAGGCTTTTATTCAAATCCCAACTCTTCTTCAATTCCTGTCTCTTCTGCTCATACTGTGCGATACGCTTTTCCAGTTCCGTGATCTCTTCACGAATGGTATCTGCCTTAAGCAACTCTTTCTGATGCTCATTCTGAATCTGATTCAGTGTTGTGCGCTTATCTCTTCTGTCCGCATCCAGTTTTTCATTTGCTTTCTGCTGTAATGCACTCGACTGACCTTTTAACTCAATAATTCCATCAGAAAGCTTATCGTAGGACTTCATACTGTTCTGCGTATCTGTCTGCTGCTTAATGTTCTCTGACAGCTTATCCAGTAAAGCTTTCTTTTTCAGTTCCAGATCCGCAAGGTCAATATCTACTCTCTGACGGCTTACCTCGTCAATTCGGCTTGGAATTTCATCTAACAAGTCCTGCAAGCCCTTGGTTCCATTTCTTCCCCTTGTGCCGTATAACTGCGTATTGCAACGCTTTTTCAGTTCATCAACAGTGCCATCCTGCAGAACAGCCCTTAATGCTTCAAACTCCGGAAACTGATTGCAAATGTCATCATTACTGTGCTGACCAAACATATCAGCAAGAATTGCTCTCTGATCCGTTCCACCTTTCAGAAGAAGTGTCATAGCATTGATGCAAAGTGAAAACTTATCTTTTCCGCAGACACTCTCTTCCAAAAATGCTTCAAAATCTGCTGCCTTTTTGGGAATATCATTCACATAGTAATCCGTGACATTCCCGGTAAACTCTCCTTTCTTATTGAAGTTCTGACGGCATACTTTTTTCAGAACCTTGTCTGTACCGTCAATCTCCACGGTAACTTCTGCGGTAATATCTCCGTCAATGTCATTGCCGTCCTTATCGTGCGGTCTGATTCCGGTGATTTCTCTGCCGTTCTCGTCACGGCATCCAAAAATATACTGAATTGCTCTTTTGATTGTGGACTTACCGGTTTCATTCACACCGGAAACCTCTGTCCTGTCGTATAAATCAGTGTCCACTACATTAGAACCATAGAATTTACAGAAATTCTGCAAAAAGATGTGCTTAATCCTCATTTTTCCTATCCTCCCAAAGATATAAATACAGTGAATTTACAAACATATAGATTGATACCGGCTTGTCTGTCTCGTTGATTTTCTTGTACAACTCTGTGGTTGGGTTCATCTTATCTACAACCCACTTGATCGCCTGATACACGCTTTTTTCATTAGTGCTGTGTTCCTCTCCGATAATCCGGTAGATTTCAGAAAGTCTTCTGTTTCGGTTCTCAAACATCAGCGTTTCAACCTCGATGATGTACTGGAATCCCGGCAAGTACTGTTTCAGCCCCAGTTCTACCAAGATTTTTCTTATCTTCCTTTCCATTTCCTAACTCCTCCGGCTTTCAGTCTTCTGTTACGTGAATCACGTTGTCTTCTCCGATATACAAGATTCCTGCATCTAACAGTCCTGCAATCAGAATCTCATTCGCACGGACGATGGGGATAATCTGTTGTTTCTGCATGAAAATACTCCTTTCCTAACCATTTTTTCTTCCCGGTATTGCGGTTTACAATTCTGTAATAGAATGCTGTTTCACGGTCAACTTCCCATTCTTTCGGACTGTAAAATATCTTTCCGATGCACCCTTTGACGGTAAACCGCTTTTTGGCACTCATACTGTGCCCTCCGCAAGTTTTCCTTGATTCCACTTTGATACATCGTTTAAATCATCCGCAGTAAAAGACGTAGCACCATAAGTCCATGCAAGTATTTTCCCATCTTCAAATCTTGCAAAATATCTAGGCTTCCAAAGTTCACTGTCGGAATCTCTTACGAATACCTTTGTATCCACAGGCACTTTTGACCAGTCAACAGGTGGTTCAACATATTCCTGCTCTGCCCATTCTTTGAACCTTTCCCTGCATCTGCTTTTATCACTCCATGCGCAATCGGAACAAAGTATTACATTGCAATCACATAACTTTCCTTCTTTGTCCACAGCTATCTCTATACTATCAAGTGCCATGTCAATAATCTGTTCCGCATATTTCTCTCTGTTCGTCATTTTCCATTCATCCTTTCCAGTTCTGCGCTCCTGGTTAATATCCAGTCTGCGTAATCACTTAATTCTGTCTTTGTAGCTGCGTTCTTCTCTCCGTGGTAAACCATGAGGACAATTCCTACATCACAGTACTTTTCAAACAATTCCGACAAGTAGTCGGCTCCCACATGGATATTGCCGTCCACGGAGTAGATGTCCGTCACTCCCAAACGCTCCATGCGGTCTTTATGCCATCTGTCAGAAATCTGCATCAGACCTTTGCAACCGCCACTTTCCACATCCGGTCTGCCGGAAGATTCTTTCTCGATCATTGCCATGAGCATTTCCGGGCAGATGCCGTATTCCTCACCGTACTTTACACACGATTCCTGCGCTTCCTCGGAGATAAAACTGCCGGATGGCTGTGCCGTGGATGTAAATGTGATGGAGAGTGCTATTATAATAGGAAGAAACAGCTTTATTGTTGTTATAATCTTTAATATTCTTTTGTCTCTATATAACATAGAGTAGAATCACCCCCGTGAATATTCCTAATAACCAAAAGAAAACCATAAGGACAACCTCAACTATTTTTCTCATACGCAATACCTCATAGCATATCTCCTTACGATATTCTCAAAGATTACTCTCAGTCTTACATTGTCAAAAATAACCGCAATCTTTGTAGTTCCCTCTTTGATAGCTGTTTTCGTGTTGCCGGCATCTTCCATACGCTTGATTTTATTGCTCTGAAGCCTTGATAAAACACAATGTGCTTCGTTTTCCAGTTCACCGTACATCTGATTGTAAAGTGTCTGATAGTCGATACCGCTCTTTGCGGAAATATTGCGTACCTTTGCATTGATGTCTGCTTTCCAGTCTCCGATAGGCTCTGTGAAAATTTCTTTCATGTTGGTGACTGTACTTTCCAACTTCTGAACCTGTTCAGCTTGTTTCTTCTGTTCCAGTTCCTGTCGTGCCATGCTCTCAGCCAGCGACATAACCATTTGCATCTGTGGCGACAACTGGGAACGGTTAATAACTATTTCTTTTGCTTTTTCCTCAACCCTTGTAAAATATTCTCTTGCCTGTTCTGCTTTCTCTCCACTTCCTTTCATGGAAAGTTTCTTCGCAAAATGAGCGGAAAGTCTATAATCATCTCTCTTCACTCTTCCGCCAGTAGGTGTCTCGACATCAATGTCGAATCGCACCCAATCCTCGTTTTCTGTGGCGAATTCATTTTCTGTAATGTTCGTTTTCGCCCACCGTGAAAATTGCCCCTGTGCTAACTCTAAAAAATCGTATAACGCTCTTGCAGTAGTCATTCCGTTTTCATCAATCCCCAGTGCAATCTCAATGGGTGTTTTCATGTTTGATGTTTGTAATTCGTTCATTGTTCTCCTTTCTGTGGTATACTCTCCTATAAAGGAGGTGGTAATTTGGTATACAATGGTTTTTGCGATAAGCAAAATAAAAATTACTCTGTTGAATTTTCTTCCATAAATGCAACCTCTAAAGAGGATTTAAGTAGAAAAACCATAAATGGAAGATTGAATTGTATTTATGCAGGTTTGACTGGATGTTGCGACCATCCTAACCAATGCTCAATTCTCAAAAACATCAACAAGTAATGGAATGGCTCTCTGAAATATGGGAGCCTATTCTTTCGAAAAGCTGATAGGAATTTCTCTGCTCCTAAGCTTTATGCTTTCGATTTCTCCTAACCCATCCTGCATAATCCGCAACACTCTCATATCCGTTGCAAGATTAAGTGCATTAAGGTCAAGTGTCAGAGTAGGAATATCATCCCCAACCCCTTGTTTCAGTGTGAAGCTTCTCACACCGTTGATTTTGTGACCATCAATGAGGACTTCTGTAAAAATCCCCTCTTCACCGTCACACTGGTGAATCTCAATTTTTGATGCTTTCACTCTTATCACCTCTCTCGGCAGATTCCTCTGCCATCTTCTCTGTCTTGCCGAGAATATATCCCTTGTCGAAATCGGACATATTCGGAATGGCTCTCTTTAACTTCTCAACGATTTTTTTCTCTTTTTCACTCATTCAATTCACTTCCTTTTTGTGATATACTCTCCTTATCTTTTTAATAAGGAGGTGAAATAATTTGGATTCTAAAGAATACGCATCCGCTTACGCTATTGCTAAAATCTGTGGATATACCGGAAGTTTTGATGATTTTAAGAACCTGTACTACCAATACTATTCAGAAATCGTCAATTCTTTGCCGGAAGAAAAACCACAATTAGCAAAAGCCGAAGCAATTAGCAATCCTTTCCAAATCCAGAGCCGTTCCTAAAAGGCGAAATGGCGGTAAGTACTTTGATAGACAAATCAATATTTGTTTCTTCGATTTTCTTATCGCCATCTATAATGCTTTTGTAATCTTCGATAATGTCAAACGCAATGTGCTGTGCCATCTCGTCAATTCCAACAAAACGTGAATCAGCTTTCTGAACTATATTTGCTTTACCGTTTTTGTCTAAAACCACATATCTCTGTTTTTCCATATTCTCACCTCTTTTCTGTTGACCTTGTAAACATATTATAGTCCCTTAGAAACTTTATGTCAACACATTTTTGTTGACTTGGGGACTTTTTGGGTGTATATTATTAGTGAAAGGAGGGATGTAAATGAATGAGAGAATCAAATCTTTGCGAAAGTATTTGAATATGACACAAGATGATTTTTCAAAGCAAATCGGCTTGTCAAGAAACTATATTGCGCAAGTTGAGATAGGCACGAAGACACCATCTGAAAGAACCATATCTGATATTTGCAGAGAGTTTGATGTAAACGAAGAATGGCTCAGAAATGGAACTGGTGAAATGTTTGTTCAGAAATCAAAAGACGAACAAATCTCGGAAATGCTCGGAGAAATTCAAAAGTCCGGTGAAGATACATTTAAGCACCGTCTTGTATCCGCACTGGCTAACTTGGACGAAGATGGATGGAACGCTTTGGAAAAGTTGATTGATTCAATCGCAAAAAAGAACGAATAAGAAAAAGCCAAGGGCAATGCGCAAGTCCTTGGCTCTTTTCCTTTATCTAAGTAATTTTTTAACATAGGCATAAATGCACTCTAACCAATGTAAATTATCGCAAGCATTGATTAGCTTTGTGATTTCCTCTTTGTAATCTTCTTTCCCCATAGTACACCCCCTAATCTTTCCGCACTTGGTAGCGATACCTAAATTATAGAACATATGTTCTTAACAATCAATATATTTGACTCACGTTTTTTATTGTTGTAAAATATCAACAAAAAGAGGACGGTGAAAACGCCAATAAACACCGCCCTCGCCAGAACTTGAAGTCCCTTGTTTCAAGGGATGTTACAAGTGTATCATGTGAAAGGGGGACAAAAAACATGATGAAAAAAGAACGAATCAAAGAAATATCGACACATCTATCAGTCAACCGTACTAATTATATGTTAAGTTTTCGTGGGAATCTCCATGAATTTCTAAATGAACCGGACATGACGGTTTACAAGCTTGCTGATGAAGCTAATTTGCCTTATTCTACGCTTAATTCACTACTATACGGTAATTCTAACGACACGAAGCTATCGACCGCTGTTGCGCTTGCTAGAGCCTTTGGAATCAGTGTAGACGAACTAGTAGGTTGTGGCACTATGGAAGATAAGATGTTGGAATCTGTCAAGATATGCCGCAGTCTGCCGGAACACTCTCTGTACCTTATCCGTTACTTCATACGTCACCAAGCTAAAATCTATTCCAGTCTTGAAAAATCGCACAAGTATATTTCTGTCCTTAATCCACAACTTATGAATGGAATTATCGCAACCACAAATGCTGTGGAACCCATGTGCATAGACAACTTACCGGAAGATATAAAATCCAAGACTTATATCGGTTTGAAAATTCCCTGTGACTACTATATGCCGTTTTATCTTCCAAGGGAAATTATTCTACTTTCCGCGGATCGGGAACCACAAGACGGTGAACGATGTATTGTAACAAGTAATGGTGGGATATATATTGTCGTGAAAACCCATATAATTGAAGACGGTGTAAGAAAATGGAGATATGTTCCGCTCATGTCTCCGAATAGTATACTTCCGGAGCACATAATTGATGACATGATAGGATATGTGGTTGGTTTCGTCAACAATGACGGTGACTGGGGAATCAGATAAAGAGATTAAGAGCATGGCTTTTACACCATGCTCTTTTTGATTGATTTATTTTTTTCTAATCTCCGCCCATCGGCTATCACTCCTTCTGTAAATGGCAATTTTACACTGGAAGATATATGCATAAGAATACTGGCACAAAAGTAGGTGTTCCATCCTTGGAATATACCTCGATATTACCATTTTTTTCGTGTAAAAAAGGATTACGTATAAGATAATTACAATATTCATTATTGTTTGTCCAAGATATTTGCCAAAACGAGAAAAAGAATCTATAACCTTCTTTCTCCGGGACTGTATATTGAGCATAATATTTTTCTGGAAATTGAGGATTTTGTCTCCAAATAGAATTTCCGGCAGTCCCACACAAATGAGAATATAATAAATAAAAGTTACCTAACTTGCCATTTACATCACTAATCGCACCTGTAACAGTGCCGTTTCCGATTGATGAAATATCAGTATTGCCTATAAGCGTAATTAATGTTTTTATATTCTTTATTGCAAGGCTAACTTTGCCGATAATTCCACCAAGTTTCTCTCCTGCGGTCGGCTGTGTTAGTTCTGTAGGCTCGATGAATGTTACGGTTGTGTTGGAAGCATCACCTGTCTTTTTGAGATAATCAGTCAAGTCAATGTTGGCTAATTTTTGGTCGGTAGTAGTCTTGTCATAGTAATTAGTTAAATTGTCAACATCTTTGGTGATGTATTCAGCATCATTTTCAAGTTCACTAACCTTTGTTGGAATACCGCCTGTTTGCAGTTTTGCCTGCTCCATATAATACTTTGCGTTATCGGTATCTTCTCCTTCTCTTGTTCCGGTTCCACCTATGGCATAAGATTCAGCCAATACAGATTTTGCATTTGCGGATTGCGCATAAGCAGATGCATTTGCGGATTCTACTCTAATATCTGCTAAATAATTAGGCTGTAGCATAGCATCTGTTACTGATCCTGTTTTGATTGAAAAAGAATAAGTCTTATTCTTTCCAGTACCAGTCACGGATACAGCTATGGTTGCAGAATCTTCAAATGTCAACACCGGAATCATAGAACCAATATCAGCCTTAAACTGTGTTCCATCTTCTGTAGTCATGGTAATGATTCCGTCATCAGACATGGAAAATTCGACAGGTATTTTTTCAATATTAAGGTCAAAAATTACTTTTTCACCATTGTACTTTGTAATAGTAATAACACCGGTTGTTTCATCCATAGTCCAATCAGCAATATTTCCGTTTATTGCAGACTTGTCTACTTTTAAGGCATCCTGTGATATGATACGGTTGTCCAACGCATCAATAGCAGAATCCATCTGATTAAGATTGTATGCATCTAAATCCGTGTTTTCACTTGGATAATCTTCCCAGTTAATTCTGGTATAAACCTTATTCAACGCCATCTGCAGATACCTCGCTTTCCTCTTTCATAATCTGCATATCTGATAACTGTTTAGTCTCCGAATACACTTCATACAGTACAAGCCTTTTCACCTCGATAGGCAACGGTGTTTGATTTAATACTGTCACAAGGTTGCTTTTTAATTTCTTAATCTCAAAGTTTGCTGCCATATCAATTCTCCCTTACATAGATTTCTTTTCCTTGCTCTTCTGCATATGCATACAGATTTTTGCACAGTTCAGATACCTCATATCCGCTCTGTGCAACCACTGTATCCGACATGTCAATAAGTTGCTTCATAAACTCTTCAAAACCATCGCCATCTTCCGTGCTAAACAATGTGGCATTTATTTCCGTAAACGTGGAAATTCCAATGGTAAAAGCTATATATTGCTGAATTTCTTGCCTTTCTTCCATTACTTCTTTCATTGTTTTTCCAATAATCGTTTGAAGAATAAATATTTTTTTTACCATAATAAATCTCCTACGTCATAAGTGTGACAATTCCAGATGTTGCAGTGAGCAAACCTCCAAGTGATGAAACTCCTGTAATAAAATTAACATTATGTCCAGGATAATCAGCAACATTGGCTGTTTGTGTTACCAAAGATACATCTGATACGGTTCCATTTATATAATTTTTTGTGACACTTAATGTGGCACTTGTCAGTACTGTCTTACTGCCTAATATTTGAGAAGTTGTTGATATGTTTTTTACATATTGTGAATCATATGTTGCTCCATTTCCTACCACTAAAATTCCGCTTACACTTACCATTGAAGCATCAATAGTAAGATATTGTCCCAATCCTTTTATAGATCCTGTGCTTTGCAATAGTTCGTTATAAAATTTAATTTCACCTGATGATACTTCTGTGTAACTTCCGTCTTCCCCTATAGACTTAAAACTACCAGTCATTACTGCGTTTTTAGCTGTTATAGTTCCATCTGCTGATATGCTACAGTTATCTGCTTCCAATACAAAACGGTTTCCAGAAATACTTACCTGTCCACTTTCAACACTTAACTGAGAACTGACATCACCTTTTGATACTTTTAATTTGATTTGGTCTGCCTGCAAAGATATTGCCGCTGCCAATTCTACTTCTGTATCTGTTGCCCTTTTCGCTTCTGCTTCAATTTTTCCTGCATTTTGCGTAATTTTCGTATCCAATCCGCTCTCTACATCCTTGATCTCAGACCGGGTCTCTTCTACATTCCGTTCTAGTTCATTAGTCTTTCCACGGAGTTGAATTATACTTTTGTTAATTCCATTTACCTGTTCACTGTACTTTGGAGATTTTCCGCTTGCTGATATGGTGTCTGTCGGTTGTTGGATTCCTTTGTATGTTCTGCTCAACACATAGCTTTCTATGATTTCTTTAGCCGTATATACATTGACTGCTTCTCCAAGGCTCAAACAAGGATTTCCTATTTTTTCACAGTTATAAGGTCTATATTTTACAACTTTAATAACCTCATACAGATTTCTTGCAACCGTTTCTAGGGCATCTGCACCCATTCCATAAACAAGGAAATTATCTTGCAAAATATAACTGTTGTCGTTCTCGGTAATCTCTGTATCCGGGTAAACTGCACCAATATCATTTTCTGATTGTCTTATCTGAACTTTTGTAACTTTTTGGCAGACAAAATCTTCATATTTAACTGATTTGTATTTTCCACCAGTAACCTTTTCTTTTTCAGAACCTTTTCTAGGGTATAATCCTTTCTGTGGATATAATCCTTTCTGTGGATATAAACCTGATATTATTTCTTTAAGGAAAACATATTCAAATTTTCCATCATGGTTAATGTGGCCAAAGCATCCATTTATTGAGCAGATTGCTTCCATGACCGTCTGGCCAGAAAGTTCGCTTGGTTTTATTGTTTCTGCCACTTCCATGCTGTCATTAGGTAATGTGGTTGCTACTTGTTCAACACCAAAATATGAAAAAAAACTGTCTCTGAACTGCTTTAAGGTCAGAGGAAATTTCAACCCGTTATACCAGGAAGATACTTCTGATTCTCCAATATCGTATATAACGTCATATGCCGTCACATTTCTGTAACGCTTATCATCTGTTGGTTTATCGGAAATGACACGGTATTTTCCGAAAACAAACGGTGTGTCAGTATGTCCATTAATCACAGCAGAAACATTTATCTGTTTCCCAATCATGCTTGTGAACACGTTGGAAATTTTGAATTTTAACTGTGATGCATTGCACTGTCCAAAGGTAAGGTAATCATCATCACATAGTATTTCTTTTAATTCAAACTGTTCAAAATGGATTTCGCTGTTGGTGATTTTTACAGACTTGTCCTCTGTTTCAATCGTGATTTCCTTTTTGGATGCGCTTTTATCAAACAAATCCGCATAGGTATAGTTACTCATTCGCTACACCTCCGACAAATGAAAATTCTATCTGATTGTATTTAATCTCTCCGTCATAAGTTCCGTAGATTGTAGGCTTTATATCAGCCATATATCCATATTGTGTGACATATTGACCTAAAAATGGAATGTATGCCGTGATATTACATCCCTGTTCCGTTGCATCAATAAAGTTGCTTCGTATCCCGGACAGTAACTCTTGCAAATCGTCATCCGTCAGCATCGCAGGTGTGGAAAAATCAACACTTAATGCTTTTAGCTCCACAGCATTTCTATGTACGTATCCATTTGCATCAGTCCACGGGTCTACATCCTGCATATTTACAGCTGGCTGATAACTTTCAGCGGCTATAAATCTTGACTGGTCAATAACGTAATCTCCAATTTTTAAAAGCCATCCTTGATATGCTGACATACGCCCACCGCCTTATTGCATAAAAATAGACAGCACCCATTCATAGTGCTGTCTGTGTTAAAATACATATACATTCTTGTGTTTTTGGTTAAATTGCTCTTGACCGTATTGTCTTGCGGCAATTCCAATTTGATCTGTTGTTATTCCAAACTCTTTTTCAAGGATTCCTTGCAGTAGCTGATTATTCTGTCTCAGAAGTGCAATTTCCTGTTGTGCCGTGGAATTGATAGCATCTTTGATTCCAGTGATTTCAACTCCACCGGCAACCGCTGTCTTGCCGCCTACTGTACCGGCAATCTCTGGAACACCGTTCTCTCCTGCCATGAACATCGTATATCGGCTTGGAACGTAACCACCTTTTTCAAATGTAGGTATTCTTCCAACACTAATGTGTTGTATATTATTCGGAACTGCGTCACCAATTTTAGGTATTAACCTTGCTGCAGACATCAAACCATTAATAAGGTCTATTGCATTGTTTATCATGGTTTCTATTCCACTTATTACAAGGTTCAAAGGAGCTATTGCAACATTAGCTGCTGTTTTAAATGCTGTTCTAAACGCCGTTGGAATGTTTTCAAGCAATTTATTCCATTTTGTTAGTCCAAACTGCTCTGAAATTTTTTTCCACCAACTTGAAAATCCTGTTTGGTTCCACCATGTTGTAAAAGAAGTCCATTTTTCAGAAAGTGATGACTCTATAGTTTGACCCATTCCTTGCCACTTTTCCTTTGTGAACCAAGGAGATACATTTTCATTAAACCAGTTTCCAACAAGTGGTGCTATATTGATAAGTGCAGATGAAAGACCAAAAGTATCTGACATATCTACTTTTGTATTTTTTATTTTATCAATTAGCCAATCAATTTTATCTCCAAAATCATCAAGAGTGCTATGTTTTGGAAGCAACATTGTTCCTGTCAAGAATCTATACAAATCATTATCTGTTATATCTTTGTATAAATCATCCCACGCAGTTTTTAATGTGGTAAAATCAGTATTTTTTAATGTATCAAAAAAACCATTTTCACCAAACCACGTAAAATTGTCGTAGTACTCTGCGTCTTCTGGGAACAATGCTTTCCCTAAAGATTTTCCTACATTAAATCCAATCTCCCAAGTAACCGCAGATATTGCAATTGTCGGAACTATTCCTATACTTGATCCTAGTACTTTGGCTGATAACTTGTCCGATATTTTCCCCCATATGATATCTCCAACACCAGTGAATTTCAAAAGCCCTATTGCTGTCAGAATCGTGGTTTCGATCGGTGCAGCATCAAAACTTCCTTTCCATAGGTCGATTGCCGCATCTATGGCAGTTTCTATGAAATTTCCGGCAGACGTAAAGATTGCTGTCCAATCCATTCCGTCCAAGAAACTACCTATGTGTCTTCCTATTTTTTCCCAGTCCACAGAATCTATTGCTCTTGTGAACCAGTCAAAAATACCAGTTACCAGTTTGGAAGTATCCATTCCGGCAACCTTAAACCATGCATCAGAATCAAACTTAAATGCATACGCCAGATCTTCTATAATATCTTTTACTGGCTTAAACACCTTGCTTACTTTGTCAGCCCAACCCATAGCTGTATTCTGCATCTTGTCAAATGCTTCCTGCCATACTTTTTCGTATTCAGCAGTAGCATCCATGATTTCTTTGGTAAGGTCAATTCCTGCTCCACCAGCACCACTTCCGGAACCACTGGATTTTGGCATTGAAATAACTTTCAATTTATCAAATGCTCTGATTCCGCTTTGAGCATTTTTTGCACTTGTACCAACTTTATCAAGTGCATCTGCCGTGTCTTCCAAATCTTCATTGTACCCGGATACACCTTGACCGAATGACGAAAAGTCAATCTTGATTCCCAGCAAATTTGCCACACTGACAAGCAATCTCTTAATTGCAATAACTACACCGTTAATGACAGGAAGTACTTTCTGTAATACCGGAATAAACAACTGTCCCAGTACCATGCCGGCTTCTTTTACATTGTTGGTAAACTGACGGATCATATTACTTGGAGAATTGATTGTATTCGCCAAGTCTCCCCATGATACTTTGGACTGGTCTAATATTGCCAGTAGACGCAACTGTTGTTTTTCTGCTTGTGACATTTCAGATACAGCCTTTTCAATGCCGTATTTGTAAGCATAAGTCTGCAGTGTGGCATTTGTGATATCAATACCATACTTATACAGTGCTCTTGACTGACCGATCAAACCGGACTGTAAGTTTGTTGCGACTGTACTGAAATCCACGTTAAACAGAGATGAAATGTCCCCGGCAAGCATTGTCATGGACTTTGAAATTGCCGTAGTGACTTCTCCGGTCTGCCCTAAAGAGTTGGTAATAGATGCAAGCTGTGAAGCGTACTGCGTAATCTCCTGTAAATTCAGTCCCAGGTTTTTCATTCCGCTTTCAGAAATCAGTCCACTATCCACATCTACTTTCAGACCGGACATTTTACCAAGCAGTTCATTTACACGCTTTCCGAAACTCTGTGCATAATCCTCTGCGTTGTCGTAACCGAATTTTTCAAAATCCTTGCCCCATTCCTTGCCGACTTTATTAAATGCTACCGTGTAGTAGTTAAATGCTTCGATATAGTCCGTAGTTCCCTCTATGGACTTCCACAGACTTTTAATTCCACGGATCACAAGGAAATATGTTGCGTAGAATCTGCCGAAAGCCGCAGCAAGGCTAAATGTGCTTTTCGTGGCTCTTCTTGCGCTTACCGTATAGGTGTTCAGATTACGTCCTAAAGAGTTTGCGGCTCTCCCGGATGCTGCACCGGTAGATGCCAGTCCTGCCAGTGCGTTTGTCATTCGGATAATGTTCTCACTGACATTTGGAACGGTTGAAAGAGTTGTAAATAACTGCTTCAAATTCTTTGCCAGTAAAGGAATGTTCGTGATTGCTCTGCCGGATGCCACACCACCAAGTCTTGAAATCGAAGATGCTATGCTAGCAATATCCCCTACTCCATCTACTTTAGTTCCTGCCATGTCAGCAGAAAAAGTCTTCAGTGCAGATGAAATCCTGCTTAATCCGCTTGTATCTATTTTCCCCATTCTGTTAATGGAATTTGTCAATGTGGAGATATTCTTAATACCGCTCGTATTCATGGAACTGGCGGCATTTGCGATACTCTGTATGCTATTAGAAATGCTTGTCAGTTTGGATGTATCAATGGACAAGCTTCTCTGAAAATTCGTAAGGCTGTTTGCTAACTTATTTAGTGCGTTACTTGCGTTATTCGCATCCGCTTTTATTTTAATCTGCAAAGAATCAATATCTGCCATACCGCACCGCCTTTACCGAAATAAAAAAGGAAGTGTCTTCCACTTCCAAGAAAAGAGCGGTAAGCTGTGACACCTACCGCTCCTAAAATTACTTTTTTAGATATGCCCTTGTAACCGTACCGATTTTTCCGTCCACTTTGATACCTACACTCTTTTGGAATGCTTTTACTGCATCAGAAGTGGTTTTTCCAAAATATCCGTCAATGTTCGTCTTACCTTTCGCATTTACAGACGGCATAAAGCCTTTCCTTACAAGTTCGTACTGCACCCACTTGACATCATTTCCCTTCATCATTGCCAGACGCTTGTAATAAAGAAGTCTTTCCGGCTCTGTATAAGGGTTTCTATAGCTTGTAGAATCCTCATATACGGCATCTAATTCCTTGTACCATACATTCATGTCTACATTGCCTACAATACCGCCTACACGCCCTTTAGAAGTATACTGCCATCCTACCATGTTCGGTACTTGCGGTTGATACTTCACATTACACTTGCCGTTATTCTTGCCGTACCGTGCAATCCACATGGGATAACTCACACCGCCATAAGGCTTAATGTATGTCTTGTAAAAACTTTCCCCAGTGTACACACCGAACTGCAATCCTGCATCAGTAATAACCTTGCCGTAATCATTGATAATGGAAATAATATTTTTGCCAAGACCTTTCATAACGGCATCTTCAACATCAAGATATACTGTCACTTTTCTGCCATTAAGAATAGTAAGCACTCTTCTTGCATCAGATCGTGATTTTGCAACCGTTGTAATATATCCGTATTCATATACTCCGTGCACATGGACATTGTGCTCTTTACAACCTTTCCAGTTCTCTTCAAACTTCTTGTCCGGGTTCAAATCCTTACGGATGACTTTCAAAATAGCAAAATCAATACCGTTCTGTTTTACCGCCCACCAGTTAATCGTCCCCTGGTATGAGGACACATCAATTCCTGTTAAACTCATGTTTGTTTCTCCTTTTTGGGATGTGATAATTCAAAATTAGCTTGCATTGCCATAAGTCCTGCGAGGAACGCTTTCCTTTGCTTCTGAATTTCTTTTTCATTATTAGCAATGTCCGCACGTTCTATAATAGGCTTGTCAATATACTTCGATTGTGCTTTTCGACCGTTTAGGCAATGGTCTATTGCAAAGATTAATGCAGATATTCCATAATCTCCCCACCGTTGCCATGAATTCCTATCTTCTTCCTCTTTTTTGAGTTTATATCCTTTGTAACACCACTCTAATTTCTTAGGATTCAGATGTTTGAACTCTTCTATCGAAATTCCCATGGAAAAAGCAAATGGAAAATATTCTTCCCATATTATTTTGTGCCAGTCGATTTCTTCTTGTGATCCTGTGGCATCTTCGTTACCTTGCTGTCCTCTTTTTCCATCTCTTCCTTGGTCTGCGTCATCATTTCCGTCAGACCCGACAGTTCGAAAAAACCGTCTTCTTTCATACAGTCTGTCAGTTCTCCATACAGTTTCACAAAAGACAGACCGTTTGCTTTCATGTATTCTTTCATTAAAGCATTGGATTCATCCGGTGTAATATCTTCATGGTTTTCGATAAGACCAGCATAAAAAGCCGTTTTGCATACATGAGGAAATTCTGCAAGCATATATCCGCTACCATCTACAATTTCTTCTGGTGTGGGATTCTGTACATTTTTTGCTTTTTTAGCTACATAGCCACCGGAAAGCATAAGAAACATCTTTTGAATCAAATCCTTGCACTCCACAGCACCGAATCCAAACTCTAAAGTATATTCAACATCATTAACTAAAATCTTCTTCATAAAAACATATCCTTTCCCCAACATTTTGTTGGAAAGGAGCCGCCCGAAGACGGCTCTCTTTTTGCTAAATTAATGTTTCATCTACCGCTTCATCAAAGTCAGCCACGGCAGTGTTATTTGTTTCTGACTGACTTGCTATTCCCCCGTTGTCAGTGCAACGGTAGCATCCAATCCCTTGTATTCCTCAATGGTAAGATTCATTTCGATCGTCAGAAGTTCGTTCTGTCCGATTTCGGGTTGTGGAATCTGCTCGGGTGGCTGTGCCACAACGAAGAAAGATTTCTCTTCTCCGGGAATGACAGTTTCAAACCACATTCTATTTCCACCAGTAAGAGCCTTATAGGCTGTGATAAGTGCAGTCCATTCAGCCACGGTCTCTGATGTAAAGTTGACTGTGACTGCAAAAGATCCACCAGTATCTGCACGACCTTTTACATATCTGGTGATTGCATCTTCTAACGCAGAAGCATCAATCTGCTCCGGCTCAATGCTGATGCCGCCAATGGCATTGATTCTTGTAAGTTGCTTAAAACTTGTAGGTTTTGTTCCGGCGGTTGTCTCTGTACCATATCCGAAAGTAATACCCAAAGTAGAAATTCCGGCTGCTGCCATAATTTATACCTCCTTAAATTTGCATAAAAAAATAGAGCCATCTGGCTCTAATAGTTACAATGTATCATCAGCACCTACTGTTCTTCTGAACCGTGCAGTGCTTCTGTATGTGTCCTGCGAAGTATTATTGAACTCAGGCATGGAAGTTATTTGAAATCGCAGACGTTTGAAAAGTCCAGCAACCGTAGCCATGATAGCTTCGGCTTCTTCTTGACTTTTGTTGGTTATCACATCGACCTGGTATGATGCTGTGATTCCATTAACAGAACGTGCTTCAAGGTCTTGTCCTGTCTCTGCGAACGGCATAGCATGAAAGTACACCGTAGGGAATGTAGGGTCTGACAAATCCTTGCTTTTGTCCGTCACATAAGCTTTAGGATGGCTCTGTGGTATCTTCATTTTTAAGTACGATGCAATCTTTACTTTGAAATCTGATACCCACTGATATTCATTATTTTCCATTTGATGACCTCCTTAATTCTCGAAGATCTCCTTGAAACAGAATCACATTAGGATCATTATACCCTCTGTAAATTCTAGCCATAATGGATTTTGGGTTTATCCCTAGCAGTTCTCCCCACTCTGTTGCGCATCTTGTTTCTCCATTTTTTGTAATCAAAACATTACTTGTCTTGTTTCTTGCTTGTTCTTTCATGGTTATAAAGGTACAGTTTTCAGGGCAATAATTTTTATGGACATCTATTCTTTCAATAGATAGTTTTGGATTCCATCCATTTTCCAAACACCAGTCAGCAAAAGAATGAAAATCATTCTTCCATTTTTCGCATATGCAAATACCTTTTTCTCCGTATGAATAATATCTTTCAGATTTGGGGTCATAGCATCTTTTTCGCATATTGCTCCAAACTCCGTATAGCTTTTCATAATCTTTTGAATGCATTCCATATGAATTTTTATTTAAGCATCCGCAGGATTTTGCTTTTTTAAGTTGATCGGTTCTTACATATTTTGTTTTCCCACAATCGCACTTTACTTTTACATATTTCCTGTTTTTTTCGTATTTTTCTTCTCCAATGATTACTACTTTTCCAAAACGCTGACCGATATAATAGTTCATAAATCTCTCCTTTTTTCTATAAAAAGAAAAAAGCAGGACTTATTGCTGTCTCACGACATGAGCCTACTTCTCATTAAAAATCTTTTCTGCTTCTGTTTTTACAACACTTAACAATTCCATAGATGTGTTATACATAAATGGTCTGCTGTCCATACCTTCGCACCAATAAACTTTCCCGTCTTTGCCTTTGTAAAACCATCCGTATTGACCGGATTTTAATTGCATGATGTGTGAACCACTGCCGTAATTCCATTGAACACCTTCCGGCAAAGGATATGGATATTCTTTCTTTCCACCCATGCTACCAAGAGTACCAAACTCTACGAAAGCCGCATGGTCTGTACCGGCAACCACCGCCCAAACACCGCCACCCTTTACAGAGCCAACGTATTCCACATGAATGCTTTGCAAAAGTTCCGATGTAAATATAGCATCAAGGTCAGCAATTTGGACCCTAGCAATCTCTACGCCCTTTTCTGCCAGTGTTTCAGCCAGTAGCCTACATTTATACTCTAAGCTATTTTCATAGTCTCTAAGAGCCTTTACAGCCGCTTGTATGGACTTTTGGTCAAACAGGTTGATATTGATTGTCTTTTCCATATCACTTCACCGTCTTTTGCAACAAAAACAAATCTGCTGTCAGTCCCTCGTCTGCAACGCCTTTGACAACATAGTCCGCAGTCTTGCTGTCCACAAGTCCGTCATCGTCACGACCTACTTCTGACTTCTTCCAGATAACGTCCCCTGCCTTAATCGGCAAATAGCCTTTGTCGGTCACAATCTGACAATACGAACTGGAATCATCAATACCAAATTCTTTTACCAGTACTTCCGACAGCTTATTACTGATGTTGGCAGAAAAAAGGACGGGTTCAGAATATCCAGTAGTTTCTCTCAAAACCACTGGAATCCTTTCTCCGTCCATCTCGATGTACTTTATTTCTCCGTTTTCGTCCCGGTCATAAATCGTGACTTTTTCTCCCTGCCGTGAGTACTTCATTTCCTGCTTGTTAATGTCAAGCATCTTTCTTCACCTGCTTGTAAATCTGATTTACACCAGTGCTTGCCAAGCCGGAAACAATTCCTACCGCAATCGCATTCAGTACATCATTTGCCGGGAAATCCGGAATAACATACATTCCTACTACTCCGAGAATGCCACCGACAATGCCGACAACAACCGGGATGTAGTTATCCTTAATAACCGGAATCAGCTTCGCTCCAATACCGGCAAGATAACAGATAACCACGATTGCAACACAAGTTCCTACCTGTGAAAAATCCATCATTCCTTACCTCCGTTCTCTTTAATGTTAAGTCTTTCCTCAATTCCATCAAGTCTATGATGCGCAGATGCCGTACTGGCTTCAACCTTTGTCAGCTTCTGTTCATGCTCTGCAAGCTCTTTCTTCATCTCTGAACGCTCGCTTTTCATTTCATTGATAGTATCAAGGATGGTGTCCAGTTTCATGTTGATGCGTGTGTTTTCTTTCACACGTTCCTCAATATCCTTTGTGTCTGTTCTTTTGCTATTTTTCAGACCAATGTAGACGGAAAAACCGAGTGATAACACGCTTATAATGATTGCTGTAGATAACTCTATAGTCACATCATATACCGCCTTCCTTGTTTGTTGGCACACCGCCCACCACCCTTAAAGTGTGCCGCCTGCAACCTTATTACTGGAATCAGTAACATGGTCACGCACAATCTTCTTTTAATTACAATACATTTGCAAATGGAAATACGCCAACAAACAGATCCTCACGGTCTCTCCATGTTCTCGACACTCCATTCTCTGAATAGCTTGCCATGAAGTTTTCACCGGCTTGCGATCTGTCATACACGACAAGATTAACCACCACGGACTGAAATTTTTTCATATCCGCATCAATCTTTTCTTCCGTGTAACTTTCCGGGTACATTCTTTTTGCTCTGATGTCGGCTTCTGCTTGACTGATAAGTTGTTCCAAAAGAGGATTTTCTTCCAAATGGTCAAACACGACCTTGGAACTTTCAGAATCAATATGAAATTGTTTCAGACGGATTTTTACTTGCTCCAAAGTCGTATATTCTGCCATGTGCTACCTCTTAAAGTTCAAACTTTTCAATCAGAATCTTTTTCAGTTCCGCACCGCTGATTTCTTCCGCACCTGAGACACCGTGTTCTGCGGCTAACTTCTGCAAGTCTGCCGTAGACATACGGTTGATTTCCGTCTTAGTATATGCGGTTTCCTCCGGGATTTCTTCTTTTACTTCGGTGACGGTTTCCTCCGGGATTTCTTCTCCCGGAAGATACCATTTGCCTTTGTATTTGACTTTGTAATCAAATTTCATCAGCATACCTCCGATTAGTAGCACTTAATTACATAGGTGCTATCCATTCTCTCGTAGGAAGGCAGTACGATTTCTGATACTGTAGTCTTGGTTTGTACGGGATCCTCTGTTACGCTGACAGCAACAGCAACACCAGTATTCACAAGTCTTACATCTGTGGCAGGATTACCCATGAGTGTACGCTCTTCGGGAGTAGTGCCGTACCATGTACTACCCAGTGCACCGTTAGGAATAAGGGTCGCAAATCCATCAGGATAAAACTTATGAGCAGTTCCGCTTTCATCCTTGTACTGCTTAGTGTATACAATGATGCTAATGCCAAGTTCGGTAGAGAAAAGTTCCTTTACTCTCGCATCGGTCATAAATACATTTGCGGTTGTATTCTGTGCAAGAACAGCACTCTTGATCTTTTTGTTCTGTTTTAAGTAGTTCATGGTCTTCTTAGAGACAATCATGATGGAAGGTCTCTCGCCAGTAGCTTCTTCTACGGCATCAATGGCTACGGAAACATCATCCATAGGATCAGAGTTCTCGGTATCAGACCACTTATCGGTCGTAGTTGTAAGTTCTGCAAAGTTGTTGGCTTTGTAGGTTCCGTTAGGGTCATAGTTATAAGCGTAGGTTACACCGTCAGCCTGAATGGAAATCTTAGGAGATCCGTCACTGGGTGCAAGCAGCTGCATAATCATACGTTCAGGAACTACATCAGCACCTTCCACAAGAGTATTTGCATCATCAAAAATTCTGCTTAATACTTCTGCTGCGTAAGGGTCTGTGCTGTCCTTAATACGCATGATTTCCTGTTCGTCCTGTTCTTTGATAATCATAGATTCACGGAAGAATGCCATTTCTGTCTCTTGCATCTTGAATCCTTCACGGCTTCTGATAGTGGAAACTGCATCAAAATTAGATGCTTTCAGGGTAACAGGAAGTCCATTAGAAGTCTTAATCCACTTCAAATCCAGTCCCATTTTCTTCTTGGCGGGGAATAAGCCGGAACCAAGATATGCAATTTTATTACTTGCAACTTCTGTATGCACAAGTGCGATTGCTTTCGCATTGTAGGCATCTCTAATGTTCATTATTTCCTCACTTTCTACCGCTATCTTTCAGCGGTCAGCGGCTACATCTGTCTGTAGTCGGTTTCAGTTATTCAAATACAATCAGTGATAATCCTGTCTTTACACCATCGGCAATGGTAATACCTGCATTTGCGTTAGCATTTGCTTCATTTACACAGGCAAAAGCCTTAATGATAGTTCCGTTGGGGTTGATATCGTAAACATCGTTAAGCAAAATACCTACTGCTGCATCATCGGTGCTTCCGCCATTTACTTTCTTTCCTGTCGCACTAATAGGATTACCAGCCTTGCACACACCATTAGTGAAAGCACTTGCATCCAGTTTAATAGGAACAAATAATTCACCGCCCAGCTTTCTCTTAAGAATTTCTAACTGGGTAGTTACACTTGTTTCAGAGAATTTCATTTTGTGTACCTCCTTATAAGTACTGGCTAACTACAGCTTCGGCTTCTTTGTTTGTTCCAGCTAAAGTCTTGCCAATCTTTTCAGCCGCTTTTTCGGCTTCTGTTTTTTTGTCATCTTTTCCACCGCCAGCAATTCCACCTCCAGGATTAGTAGATCCGTTTGCAATCTCCTGCTCCTTGGCTTGTGCCGCAGCAGTCTCTTTATCAGAGATAATTTTTCCGAGAACATCAAAATCAAAACTGCCGTCATCCTTTACAACCTGTGCCGCCTGTTCTGATGTGATTTTGAATTTGTCAGCCGCACTTGTACGCTGAGTTGCTAAAGTCTGTGCTTTTTCCAACTCTGCGATACGATTATTTGCTTCCTCTAACTGCTTCGCTGCCTTTTCCTGTTCGGAAAGATTTTGGTCTTTCATGGCATTAAACTCTTTTTCAATGCCCTGTAACCGTTCCAGTTCAGCATTGTTTTTGGTTGCCTTGGCATTTGCTGTCTGAACATCTTTGCCGTTTTCGGCAATAACCTTTTCAATCTGTTCATCAGTTAATCCCATTGCCGCTAAATCTTCTCTCTTCATAAATTACCTCCGTTATGTCCTACGTTTTTTTACGGTGCAACGACACCGGTTGACATTGCCGGTTTATACGCTCACGGCATTGCGAATTTTTATAAAATAAAAACAGCTACCTATTTCTAGGCAACTGTCTTATTTTGCATTTGTTTTACAATTTCTTGTGCTTTCGCCATCTGCTCTTCTATATTGATAATGTCAGCAGTTTTCCACAGAGCATCAAGGTAAGGTTTGGAAAGGTTGAAAGTCTTTTCACAATCTCCCCAAAGTCCAACTGTTTTGATTGCAATAAGCGGATGAATACCACACTGCAGAAGTTGCAGTAATGTCTGCGACTTGGTATACATATTATCTTGTGGACTGTGGTTGATCTGCACATCAAAATCTCTAAGAGTGATTTTCAGATCCTCTTTCTTAATGCGGATAACATTCAGCGCAACCTTGGCCAGTCTCTTCTCTGCTGTCTTAACAACCGGATCCTTAAGCCTTGCTCTTGATTTTGAAAAATCCCATCCGTTTCTCAGCTCAACCGCACCCTGCGTATCACCGCCAGTGTTTCCTTGCTTGTTCGGTATTCCCAAAATTGAAAGTGCGCTGTCTGTTAAATCATCCTTGGAAACCTGTGTCTGCGTTTGGTCAAGTTCCTGTGACATCACATCAACATCAGACTTGTTATCCTTGTTAATGGACTTTACAACCAATGCATGGTTCATTTTCATTTTTTTGAACTGTTCTTCGTCAACTTCACAGTTTACAAATTTGTACCATGCCTGGATAAACTGCTCTATACCATCCATTCTGTTTGACTGTGTATTATTGATTGCATCCAACAGATCTATAACAAGTTCAATATCAGACAACCGCTCATGGTTGTTCGGAAATTCTACAATCGGAATACCACCAAATCCGTGAAGTTTCCATGTATCAGGAACAACCGCACTGTTTTTTATCTTACATTCATAGGATTCTGTGTAGCAGAGTTTGTACCACTCTCCATTTTCATCTTTTAATTCCTGTACCGCCAAAATCGGTTCTTCGGAACTGCGGTTGTAAATGACAAACGTGTTCAGAGGATTAGGTGCAACCACACGGATAGGCACATCTCCATTCACAATCTGAATAGCTTTGAATGATGTTCCGGTTGCCGACTGCCACTCACCAGCTTTTATGTCTTTCTCATGCTTATTTGCATCTGCTAAGTAATCATTCAGTTTATCTACTGCCTTATTTACAGCTTCATCATCTTTTCTGCTGACAAACTGAATAGGCTCTCCGTAAGTCTGAGCGACCTTGAATTGCACCCATTCAAAAGAATGGTTCTCTACTACTCGATTGGTGATATCCTCATTTGACAGCTTTGTTCTGTATAGTACCGGTTGATCTCCTTTGTAGTACTCCCACAAGTACTTGATAACTGGCTTATTGTAATAAAAAACACCGATGCAATCACCGATAACCTTTACAATGTTGTCTTCGGTTATCTGCTCCACATCCGTATATGCAATTTTTCTACCGTGACAACCCTTTACAAGGTCTTGAAATTTCATAGTGTTCATATTTTCACCTACATAAATGTCATTCCGCTGCTCTGGTCTCTTTTTGGAAGTTTCTTGATCTCACGTTCTCCGGTCTCCGTATGGTAAACAACCATCTTATTGCAATTCCGGCACTTATATGTCTTGTCGATATGCGATTTTGCACTGCATTCACCGACCAACCGTCCGCATCCCGGACAGTACACTCTAATTTTTTGATTAAAAATCATAAATACCTCTTTTCTGCGCACAAAAATACCGCCCTTGCTGATAAGAGCGGTACTTCTGGAGTCTTCACATAATCTGAGGAGGAAATGAAAAATATCTTGGAATCTTTCTGCATCTTAATAGTATCACGGAAAAATCGGACATATCGGACAAGTTTAATTTGCCATATAACGATCAAATGCTTTTCTTACGCTATCCTCTGTGTTTCCACCACCGATTCTATCAGCAACCTTGTTCCATGATAATTTTTCAATAAATCGTAAATTTATGATTCGTCTTATACGACTGTCCTGAACGCTTGCAATAAATTCTTCGACTTCATTATTTTTTTGCAGTAAATCGTCCTCTAAAAGCTGTAAAGTAGCCTTTCTGGAATAAAGCAGTGTCCGTTTTCTGCTGTACTCCGGATAAGGAAATCCTTCAATACGAAAATGTTCAGTGCCGCCGCATCCACCTGATACGCTGTCAACAACATTCCCATCCGATTCAATTTTTCTGATATCCGATTCAAGTTTTTTAATCTTCTGCTGTACTTCTTTGATTTCTTCCTGTAAATCTATGTATTGAGATAAAACCTCTTTAGTCACCATAATCAATACCTCCGTCCGAAAGAGAATGGGTTTTGAATTGCTTCTGCTCTTGCCATTCTTTTATTTCCGTAAATCATGTCACATAGTTGTGCCGTAGAATCTATCCCGTCATCATGCTTCATTTTCCCTTCAAAAGTAGCAGACAAAATATTTTGAAAATACTTTCTGTACTCTTTTGTTTGATATTTCATGTCCACAAAATGAAGTTTTCGTATGTCTGGAGCATGATTTTTGATTCTATCCATTTTTGCAGTCTGATTGTCTGCCGGATCATGACTTGTGTTAATAGGATATCCGTCTTTTTCCCATATCTTTTCACAATCTGTACGGTATGCTGATGTTGTCTTTGTTTCCTCAAAATGGACTTCTGCTGTCTTATTATTAAATTTATCTAAATGTCTTTCCATTCGTGAAGTAACTTCCGGTATGGTAATTTCCTTATCACCGTCATTGTAGACAACATCAGTGATATAATGTTCTCCGTCAATCTCATAGCAGATAGGCATTGATACAAAATCACCGCCACCATAAGCAGGGTCATTAGCTGCAAATATCCTATCAGGTCTTATTCCTTCAAGTTCTGCCGGATTAAAGAAATTCATCATATCGACATTGAACATCTGACCTTTTCTTTCAATAGGCTCCTGTTGATACTGTGCAAACCATGATGCCATATCGTCATTGTTCTCAAAAGATGCCATACGTCTTTTGTAATCAAGAGTTGTATATCCCAAATGATACGGATAATCAAAATTGCTATCTCCGTTTTCATTTAGTGCAGGAATAATAACCTCTCTGTGCCGTATGCCTTTGTATTCAGGATCATTTTGTAATAGGTCTAACCGTCTACCTTGAACGTCCTTTTTCGCCCAACGTGTTCCTATCCCCAACAATTTAGCCTTTCCAGGCTTAATTCTCGGCATAAAGTTGTTGTCGAATTTTCCCCATACAGTATTTTGCCTATCTTCACTCAATGCTTCATCAATACCGCTGAATAAGTCATCATAAACTCCAAGCCCGTCACAGTCACAAGCACCATTCAATGTTCCGTAAATGCTTCGCATGGTAAATGTTGGGTATGTCTTTTTACGGATAAGGTCTACTGTCAAATCTTTTCCATCAGTGACTAACTTTTTCTCAACTATGTTTGGATATATTTCAGCATATGTGTATGTCGGGTCTGTAATCATTTCTATGATGCCGTCATAGTAACCACCAGTAATTTTGTCCGAATATGCCGAATACAGATTAGATCGCTCTGGTCTGTTAGAACCAAACCACAGATTTCCCATTTTGACTATTTGTGTCTTTCCGATACGTCCGGGGCAAAACACCATTCCTTCGTCCAGCACATCATCGTACAGATCTTGAATAAGCTGTGCTACCTGCCGTAATGGATTTATTCTCGGCTGATAAAATCTCTCTTCTACCGGTCTATTCTTTTCCATGTATAGCATGAAACTTTCAAATTGGTAATGTGCTTCAATCAGAAGAATTTTGTAATAGTCATCAACAAGGCTGTATTTTTCTTCATGTTGTTGGCTGTATTTTTCAAGGTCAAGTATTCTACCGCCTGTCCTATCCATGCAGAAACGCTCTACAATGCCTTTAGAACGGTTTGTTATATGTAAGCCATAAGTTATATCCTTTTCACCGTTTATAGCCACTCTGCAGGCTTCTATATACGCATCAATGACCTGTTCATCAATTCCCTTTCGCTGTATGTAATTGTCATAGCTGTTTACTGCAGATATAAGACTCTGACTTGCCAAAAGAAAAAGCACCTCCACGCTGTCGCAGAGATGCTTATAGACCTCTGCCTATAATTGTTCTAGGTTAGCACCGCAAGTCTTTTATGCGGCGGTTTTGATATTTTATGATTGTTCTCCGTAATAAAATCCAGTCAATTCATAAAATTTTTTAGGATAAATTATGTAACTGTACTGGCTACTTCCAGGTCTTTTATAAGCTATTCCCCAATCAACAAGCTTATTCTGCAATAACAAACGTACTGTCTGAGCATCAACGTTCAGAGCCTTTGCAGCAACTGCCACTGGAATATTAGCTTTCTTAAATACAAGATTGTCCATCGCTGGTTTTCCTTTCCCTTTCTGAAAGAATCTTTTTGTAAGAATCTTCGTCTGTCTCTTGCTCAGATTTTAAAAAATCACATATGTATGCAAAATCACGCAAAAATCTTCCATTGTTTCTATATGATACATATGATTTGTTCTTTGTCAAATCATAAATTTTTGTAACTAATAAACCTTGGATTTTACTGTATACTTTTCTATATTGTTTTTCTGAAAGATTTGGAAAATATTCCCTTAACATTTTAAATGCGCATTCGTAATAACTTTCATTTGCAATACTCTTATATTTTTCAGCGTTTTTTTTTGCTATTCTTTTTATGTAACATTTAACAATAAATTTCTCAAATTTTTCTATAATCATATCAAATTTCTTCCTTTCAAATTGTGTAAGTCTTGTCTTTTGGCTTGACTTTCCCTTTTTCTTTTCCTTTTTCGTAGTTTTTTATAAACGTAATTTTTCCACTCTTATAATGTCTGTAATGTCCTCTAACGCTCCAGCAAGGACATTTTATCTTATGGCTGTTATTTTTAATGCTACATAATCCGTTTTCGTTGACATAATCAACAATTTCATCAAGTAAATAAATCTTATTTTCTCTTCTTACTTTACTTTCGGCTTTTTGTGTGTTAGGAATTTTAGTGTTTTTCGGTCTTTCTGTTCTTTCTCTCGGTGTGTTCATTATGTACAGCATTGTCCTCAAAACAATTCCACCAAGTTCATGTCCGATTTCAAGATATTTATTTTCAATTTTATTACAGTATACATTGTATCCGCAATTCATCTTATCGTTCAATTCTATTCGATATACAACGTCTTGTATCCATTCTCCAAAATAATTCACAAGATAAAATTCTAATTTTTCAACAAAATGGTCGAAAAATACTGTAAATCCAAGAATTATGTTATTGCTTTCTGTATACATGAGTGCAAATTCATCATAAATAAAATTTTCTAATGAACCTTCAAATTCTTCATTAAACATTTTATGGTCAGACGGTATCTGAATTATATTCATTCTATTGCTCCTAAACCGATAATCCTCTACATTTAACTTTCTAGATTAGCGGCTGAATCGGTATTCAGTCGGTCAATTTAATTTTGTTATCATGACTATTTAATTCTTCGCATAAACACTTAGCAACATCTATAAAAGGTTGTGGATGTTCCACTCTGGCTAATGCTTCCTCGAATGTGTAATTTCCTTTGTAGTCCATAATAATTCCGACAGCTTCATACTTATTAAGGTTAACTCCTAAAAATCTATCGCTAACCGTATTCCATATTGCATATAAACTGTCTACATCATCTTGCAAGGCAACTATCAACATTATTTCACCCCGATTCTATTAATTTTCCCACATTTCGGGCATTTGATTTCAGCCTGTCCGTTAAATTTGCCTAAAAGGCGGTTGCACTTGCTGCAACGATGTTCGGACAATTTTGCATAAAAACATTTTTTCAAAGTTTCCTCGTCTTCCTTTGAATTAGCCATAATAACCGGCTCATCTCCCAGCGTTGCGCATTCAATTTTTATATCTTCAATATTCCCGATGTTTTTAGGTGTGACCTGTCGAAACGCATCACGTTCTATATTTTCAATTACTGCTGTCATGCTCATTCTTCAATACTCCTATCAAATCATGCATTTGAATCAGTAGTTTTTAAATATTCAACGAACTGTGCCCAAGCCTGTTCGCATGTTAAATCGCCAACAGGATTTTGAACATAGTATTCTTGGAAATATTCCCGGGCCTTTTCTTTTTCATCTTCGGAATATGAATCCCATTTAGAAACTCCTGATTTCTTTTTGAAAAATTCGCACTCATGTTCACTGTCAGCAAATCCAGCACCAGGAATCCATTTTTCCGGATGGTTGCACATTTCAGCCATCCCTACAACTTCGTTTCTATCAAATCCAAGGTAAGCACAATCATGACACGTCATTCCTCCACCAGCTTTCTGCCGCACATGGGGCAAAACTCAATTTTAAAATATCCCATAGTTGCTGCATTTGCAAAAATAACAATACCAGGTTTATTGTCTCTGACATTTTTCAAAATCTGTGCTTCTGTCAAATTTGTTTCATTCGCACATTTATAAATTTTAATGTCTGCTCCGCAGATTGTATTTTCGTCATGCCAGTTTTCACAAAATTTACACATGCTTATTTTTCAACCTCTCCATTAACCGTTCACATTTATCAAGATTTTCGCAAGTAATGTTGTTTAAGTATTTTTCGCTTTTGTCAGACACTGTTGTTATATTCATTTGTATCAGTTTCGGTTCAAAATCTTTACAATACTGACAACAATCTTGAAGAATAAGGTGAAATCCATTCATGTAAAATTCCTCCGTAACCCATGCAGACGGAATCGAACCGCCGACACACATCCTATGCGGATGCCGCTCTTCCACTGGAGCTATGCATGGTTGAGATGCAATATTCACGGGGTTACTCCGCATTATACAATCGCAGAGCATATTGCATCACTGTTTCAGCCAAAACATAGACCACCTGTTAACAGACAGCATAATTTGACCGAATAGTTGGGATGATGGGACTTGAACCCACAGCCTATGCCTTAGAAGGACACTGCTCTTTCCATTTGCGCTACATCCCAGTGATCGGTACGAGATTCGAACTCGCGTTACCACCGTGAAAGGGTGGTGTCTTACCACTTGACTAACCGATCATGTGCGTTTCCATAAGCTGTATGCCTACATTTAAGGCGCTGACACAGCGCAACACTTATAGCTATTTTTATTTTCGCAGGGCATCCGCCAGTTACCTGCTAGTCGGTTGCGATCCGACATCGTGGGGAAAGAAGGAGTCGAACCTTCGGTGTTTCTAATGTCACGGTTTTACAGACCGCTGCAATCGCCACTATGCATATTTCCCCAAAACCTGTGCCGTATAACCACAGATGAACTTCTGGCATATCTATCTGCTACCTACCGACTATTTCAATCACGGTATCGTCTTATCACCGCAGATAAAGTTTTCTCCGCTATATAGTTGCAAGGCTTCAAGCGGTTACGTGGAAAACCCTCACGAGCCTTGCGACGGCTCTTAACAGCATTCCGCTATGAGGTGAAAGGAGTATTCCATGTAGGTGGAATATTCGCAGATGGCAAAGACCGAAAGAAGAAAACATCTGCGAAACAGGACTACCAGGATTCGGACCTGGGATGCAGCAGTCAAAGTGCTGTGCCTTACCGCTTGGCGATAGTCCTAAACTCCGGGAGAGAGACCATCTGCTCCCGGATTATTTTTTCGTGAAACACCCTATATTGCTTAATTGTCACGCCTGCGCACGGTACTTTAAAAAACTTGTTGTTGTCGAACGCATTATTCCATTTTTCGTTTCCCGCACACAGGCTTCATACACTCTTGATGCCTTGATTTCTCTGCCACATATCCAATGTCAACACAACACCGGATATTCGGCAATAACAATGGCTTTATGAATTTAACCCATTCAAAATTGTGATATGGGATAATTCGCATAATCTCCGGTAACCACATAGGCTATACCCACGCGAAAGTTATTCCAAATGCAAGGAACATTGCGAACTCAAATAAAATAACTCCGTCTGATGCTGTTTTCTGTTTTGGAGCATACCATAAAGCAGATATTGCTAAAACTGTCAATACCAACGTTGTCATTATTTTTAAAATCATGAATCCAAGCATTTTTTCTTCGTCCTTCCTTCAATTTCATCGATCATTGCCATTACCAGTGCTTTAGCAAACTGGCTATTGTTATGTATTTTAATCAGCAAATTGCCCTGCCGGATAAGATACGACCAGTCATCATCCGTTTTCGGATTAGCACACTCTTTATGTATTTTCCAAACCTCTGTGTAGATCTCTTTAATCTCCGGTGGCAATTCACATTTCTCCTTAACTGGCAAATCTTCTTTAGGCTCTTTATCAAGTCTGCTCTTTTGGTGCTTCATCTGACAGCTAACCATTTCTGTAACGTTCTCACGGTCTCTCTTGATTCCGTGACCTTGCAGAAACAACTCACATTGCAGGACTTCACCGCATTTTGAACATTCGTCTTTTATCTCTTTCCCAAATATCTGCATACACTTAATCTCTACCAGTGACTACCGCTCTTAAAAATACTCCGATGATGAACAGGATATACACCCATGCAGGAGCATGTAATTGAAACAGTATCCATGCTAAAACTATGTAAATGAAAATCATGTGGTACACCTCCTAAGGGTCTTTTTTATTTTTGAGGAAATTTGAGGGACTAAGTAGGGGCTGTTCGCTCGTCCTGTCAGACCCCCTCCCCCTGTGTGCTATGTTTCTTTTCAACTATGCGTTAAACTAATCTTTCACGCAGTCTTTATTGACACGTCCTTAACTATCCCCTATTTCCGCACGTTTCCGCACTTGTTGCTACTCATTTGCATCTGTATTGTCACTGTCATACGTTCCGGAATCGGTCAACATTGATTTATTTTGTCCAAAATCTGTGTCTAATCGTGGGAGCTGGTCGGCTGTCCTGGTTATTTTGTGCACAATCTCTTGCTGTGTGGTCTGTTTCCTTCCGTGGTCGTTGTTTAATCGTTCCGTTGCTCCCAGCGCATTTCGCAGATTAAAAGCAACAAGCTGATCACAATCTGCATCATCTAACCAATTTACAAAAGCTTTTCTGACTTCGTCCATGCTCGATGTACTTGATTTAGTCCTCCATGCACTCAAAGCCTGTTTAGATATCCCTGTTAATATCTTAAATGTATCAGCTGTAGCAGTCATATCATAAGCATTTGCTAACTCTCTAAGATATAAATAAACCTCATACAGCAGATCTATATTGTACGCATTGTAGTTAGTTAGCATTTGATTAATACTATTATCCACTACGTTTTTAGGTATATCTTTTAATACATTGCTAGGCCTTATATAGTTATTATATATATATTGCATAGCTCCATTAAAAACCGGTTGCCGTTGTGATCTCATGTCATCGATGCCATAAGCTGCGCAATAATCGTCAAAGTATTTACGGATATTTTTTTTAATCTCGTCAATGTTTGGAATCTCTCTGACGTCCTGCACCGCTCTACACCTCCTGAAAATCTGCAATAAAAAAAATCACTAAGCATCACTTAATAAACCTATGTCTTTTGATCTCCTCCACAGATCATGTAAAAACATAAATTTACAAAAGTGACAAGCTAGTGACTTCTTGTCGTTTCCGGTCTGTCGGCTCCGGTGGTCTTGGTTACAATCTGGGCGGCTGCATATCCAGAGGGGGTTGGATTTGCACCGCTGTCACTCGCACCGTGTTAACGTCGGCTCCCTAACTGCTTTTATCATAACACAAGACCTATTTATAAATCCACAACAACCTTTTACGTATTTGATGATTTGTTGTTGTGGTATGTCTGCCGGTGATCCTGAGTATATAAAAATCATATGCTTAAAAAATATCATCCGGTTAAATTTGACAAATGGGATTTTTTGACAGACAGATAGGTGATTTTTGCAGATGGGCACATAGTGGCAGTTGGTCGGCTCTAGTATTTATATATACTTGGTTATACAATGTCTTTCTGCTCTTATTTACTTTTATTTTATCTAACCTTTATTTTATCTAATCTTCTTTTATTTAATCTGCGTCTACAAAATGTCTACAATTTGTCTACAAAATTTAGCACGTTAAAATATCGCAGTGAAAATAGATCAAGAAAAGCAGGCTGTTACACCTGCTTATAGATTACGATATTTTGATTTTAGCTTCTTCGCTCCGCTGAATATTTAATAACAAGGGTTTTCTTTTGCCAGCTCCCAAACCTCATTAAATTTTTGCTCGTGCCGTTTTGCATACTCGTCAAAAAATTGCTGATCTGTGCACGGTGCAAGATCTCCGTGTATCTCCTCTCGCAAATCGTCATCCATAAAAGATACCGACAAATCATAATCAATGTTTACTCCATACTCGTTTACTACTGTTTTTCTCATTTTTGCCACCTTTTAACCTTTCGTTTTTAACAATATGTACTGTATCTTTTCCGCCTGTCCTGTAATCGGTTCCAGCGCTCGTCCTCTAATTGTTTCTTTTTCTGTACCAAATTTCTGTGGTATTCCGGATCCAGTGAACGAAGACTACACGCCCTAATAAATAGTTTTTGCAGCAACGTTTTGTCTGCAAATTTCTGCCGATCCGCTATCAGTTGTGCAGCATCTGTGTAGCTTTCCACCTCTGGGATAACTTTGGCTTTTAACTCTTCCCACGCTTGCCGCTCGAATTTGTCTTTTATCTGCGGTTCATACCACGGGAAAAACGCTCTACAAGTCGATACGATCCGGGCGGCTTTCTTTGCTGTGATCTGTTCCGGTGTTCCTGTCATTTTGTTTGCTCCTTTCGTTTGTTTGTATCTTAATTATATATTACTCAATTTGTAATGTCAATACATTTTTATAAATTACTCAATATTTTTCATTTTTGCTTTTATTGCATCTAATATATAAGCGTTTAGGCTTAATCCGTCCTTTTCTGCTGCTGCTCTCACCTGGTCTCTATATCCATTTGGTAGCATGACAGATACCCGATCATATTTAGATTTGTTGTACTCGTTTTGCTTGTTGTAACGCTGTTCTAACTTTCTTTTTGCTTCCAATAATTCCATTTTGTGCACCTCCTTTTTACTTATTATAGTATACTCAATTTAATTTATCAATATATAACATTCTTTTTGTATAAATTACTCAATTTATTCATTGTTTAATTGTGCAATATGCTATTTTGTAAAATATTACTCAATTTATATTGACTTATGCAATTACTCAATATATAATAGCATTAACAGCAGAAAACAAAAGCCGCCCGGCATCCTACCAAGACAACCCGAGCGGCACCCAAAAAGAAAGGCACCCAAATTATAACACGGGTGAAAAGGTAAAAGCAATATGAGAAAGAATGAATTATTAGAAGCAATCAACAACAGCAAGGCAAGAAGCGCATGGAATAAAGGTGTAAAGATCTATGCTTATGAGCTTGTAGAAGCTCTGGAAGTTGAAGAGATCCCGCAGGACAAAACAGAGTTAAAAAGCCTTTTACTGAATGGCGCCGCTGACTGGAAACAGTACAGTTGGGGCGGCTGCTCTCTGATATATGACTGTGACATTGCAGAACGTCTCTGTTGCCCGTCTGAGTTAAAAAAGGTTTGCGGCGGCGAGAACAAACCAAACAGATCAGAGGAATGGTTAGACACACAGGCAAGAGCATTAAGCCATTCTTTTGATATAATTTATCATATTGTTAAATTTAGCAAGTAAGACAGGCTTACACCGGGGATCGTGCCCCGGCTTGCTTTTACCCGGATAACCGGGAAAAATTGAAAATATGGAGGAAATGAAAATGGGAAAAATAAATATTGATATGTGGTATGGAGACAAGCCGGAACAGGTGACAGGATTAGACATATATTTTAATGATTTAGGCGGATTTTATTCCGGCAATCTTCGCATTTTTGGAAAAATTGTTGGTGATTATTACGCCGACAGCGTGCAAGACATAGAAAAAGCATTTCCACACCTTGCAAAAGATATTGAAAACTGTTTGAAATAGCCGCCGCAGAGGATGCCCGCCGGGAGCGATGCCCGGCAATGGCTTTATGGGTGGATCACACCCAAAAATTGAAAAAGGAGGTTGCCAGGATGAAAGAAAAGAACATCGAAAGACTTTACAAGCTGTTAGAGCGTGCGGACCGAGAGAACGACACGGAGGCAGCCGCCGCCCTGCGGTGGGCGATTTTTGAACTTGAAAACAGATAAAAGACGGCTTACAACCGTCTTTTTGTCGTGTTCCGTTGGATCTGCTGCCTGCTTGGCGGTCTATTTGTGCTACTCTTCCACCGGGTCCGGTCAGATCCTGCACCCTAATATATTGACGGCTTGCGCTGTCTTGGTGTACAATCAAATATTACAAGGGGATTATACAAAATGCGAAAAGTGGGAATAGGTCATGTATACGACATTATGGAGAGCGTAGCGGATGCCGGGGAACGGTTGGAAACAGTTATAAGGGTTGAGACTGCCGCCGGTGGTATGTCTCCGGAATCTGCGGAGCTGCTGCGGTCTGCGTATGATTCTATGCTTTCGGCAGTCGGAGACCTTGCGAAAGCTGCGACACGGTGAACGGGTGACAGGTCCAGGGATTGCACTGCAGAAACGAAAAATGTTCCATGCCCTGAATCGGTCTGAAAAAATCTGCGAAAAAACTCTGAAAACGGATTTTTCAGCTTGAAAAGTGCTACCCCGGGGGGATTAAAAATTTTTTCATTATATTTTGTAGAAAAATTTTTCTTTCAAAAACCTATGAAAACGAGATTTTCGGTTGAAAATGCAGACCTACGGGGGTATCAAAACGGTTGACCCAAAAATATTTTTTCAATACTTCACATCTATTTATCGACAGAATATCACAAATGTGTTAAAATTCTATAAAATCCAAAATGAAAGGGGTAATTACTCTATGAAACAAAGTGGTTTAGGAATTGCTTCGATGATTTTAGGAATCATCAGTATTTTGACAGCTTGTATAGCTTTTGGAATTGTGCCGGGAATTATAGGTGCTGTTCTTGCTATCATTGCATTATGTCAGAAAGACAAGAAACACGGCACTGCTATCGCAGGACTGACTTGCTCTATTATCGGAATTATTATTTTTGCCATTATGGCATTGTTTGTAAATAGTGTATCCGATAGTAGCAAGGAATCTACTGGAACACAAGCATCAGTTTCTGCAACAACGGAAAGTTCTGCCGCAGTATCAGAAATCACACCGGAATCTAAAGTTGAAGAAGCGGAAGTACCTAGTGGTACTGTTATTTCTCCCGGTTACACATTCGATGCGGACGGCTTGCAAGTTACAATAAATGATTTTGACCTTGACTACACTGATTATGAGGATGAATACGGTTGGAACGCTCCTGCTGATGGAACAAAATACATTATGATTGATGTTTCTTATCAGAACAACAGCAAAGATGATAAGTATGTAAGCATCTACGATTTTCAGTGTTACGCAGACAATACAGATTGTGAGCAGAATTACAGTGTTGTTGATAGTTCTTCGTTGAATGCGAATCTTTCAAGCGGAAGAAAAACATCTTACAAGATTGCATTTGTAGTTCCGCAAGATGCGCAGAGTATTGAACTGGAATACGAAACAAGCATCTGGACTGGGCATAAAGAAATCATAAAATTACAATAGAATATTGATTTTAAGGGCATCCGCAAGGGTGCTCTTATTTTTTATGTTGCGAACCCATGTTCTGCATGATATAATATGTGTCAGTTAGGAAGTCTTGCAACACGTCCGGAGAGTGAAAGCTGATTAGACAGCCTAGATTGTAACCAAGACCCGGAATAAAGACAGACCAAAAAAAGATTGGAAGTTCGCTACTCCAACAGTAACAGGGGTAGTGGGCTTATTTTTATGCTCTTCTGCCCCATGACAATGTATTTGTTGGAGGTAGAAAATGTTAGTTGAAATCAAAACAGTAAACAAAGAAGAAGTAACCGTTGTAACAAGCCTTGATGTTGCGGAAACGTTTGGAAAAGAGCATAAACGTGTCATGCAGGACATAAGAGAACTTGATTGTAGTGAAGAATTTAGAGAGCACAATTTCGTGCCTATCTCTTATACAGATAGTATTAACAGGAAAAAACCTATGTTTGTTATGACAAGAGACGGCTTTACTCTTCTTGCTATGGGATACACTGGTGAAAAAGCAATGCAGTTCAAGGAAGCCTATATTAAGCAGTTTAATGCTATGGAAAAGGCTCTTATTGGCAAAATACGTGAACGTGAAAAAGGAATCGGTGTCCGCAGGGTACTTACGGATAGTTTGCAGAGGACTTCCGAAAATGAACGGATGCACGGTCATGCATACTCTACCTACACCGATTTGATTTATAAATCAGTATTCGGAAAAACAGCAAAGCAATTACGTCTTGACCTTAATATTGGCAACAAAGAAAACATCCGGGATTATCTGACTGAGGAAGAACTGCTGTTAGTTCAGAATGCAGAAATGCTTGTAAGTTCACTGGTTGGATACGGTTGGGGATACGGAGAAATTAAGGAATTTTTGGAAAATAAGTCGGTGAATAAACTGGTCGGATGATAGACGCCCTAGATTCAATCTAGTGCATTTTTATTTTTTGAAAAAATGCTTGACTTGTATCTCGAAACATTATATAATGTATCTCGAAACAAGGAGGTGATACCCATAGCACCTAAAAGCAGAGCCGATTACTTCAAAGAGCGAAGAAAGAAAACAAAAAATTTTAGTGTTGAAATCGAAAAGGAAAAGTTTGAGAAGTTAGAGGAAAAACTTTCCCAAAAAGGATTGACTAAAACGAAATGGTTTAACGAAAAAGTTGATGAAGAAATCGGAAACTAAAAAAGAAGGAGCAGCCATACCCGCAAAGTAACCGGCTGCTCCTTTACCCCAAAAGGATTATGTAAATTATAGCACTGCATCTTCCTTTTGGCAAATTATTTTTGATTAAATGGAGGAGCTGAAAATGAGAGAAGAACTTATCAAAAAAATTATCTGTAACCTTGAAAATACCAGCATTCATTTCCTCAAATGCATATTGGCATATACAAATATACTTTGTGATAGATAAAAAGAAAGGAAAAATAATATGGAAAATATTGTAAACGTTGAAGGAACAGAGTTAGATGTCAGAGAATACAATGGTCAGATGGTTGTTACTTTTGACGATATCGACCTTGTTCATAAAAGACCAAGTGGAACGGCTAGAAAAGCGTTTAATAGAAACAAAAAGCGCTTTATAAATGGCGTTGATTATATTGTTTTGGAAAAAGAAAATTCTAATGTCCACCGGGTGGACATTAGAAATATTGATATTCCAAACAGAGGTATTACTGTATTCACCGAAAGCGGATACCTTATGCTTGTAAAACCATTTAAGGATGATTTATCATGGAAAGTTCAGAGGAGCCTTGTCAATGCTTATTTTGCATTAAGAAATCAACATCCAGCACCTACTTCCACCACAGCAATCGAGGAAAAGCCGACATTAGAGTTTGAAACAGACTGGTTCTGCATCAACCGTGGCAAAATCAACTACATCTGCCGTTGCTACGACATTACATCAAAGGAATATATGCACCACTTACTTGAAGTTTTGGGAAGAACGTATAATTTTGATGAAGCAAAGAGAATTTACAGCGCAACGACCGGAAACTGGAAATGCAGAAATTCCGAAGTAATCACCTACTTCCCACAGCTTTCAGAACTTGCATCTAAAATTCTTCAGCAAGATGTTGATAACTGTGCAACAGAAGAGACCCCATAAAAAGGGGTCTTTTCTATGCCATTCTTTTATTCGACGAAATTCGTCGAAAGAAATATTTAAGGGATTATTTTTCCCCTAAAACACATTTTACTGGTATTCTGATTTTGTTAAGCGACACGTTGTCGCTCAATTATTCTATTGTATGTTAAACATACGAAGCAAATCTCAATGTGAATGTCGGTCACATTGCCATTCCAACAATACCTCTTATCAGTTCATCAGCCAGTGCAAACACTTCTCTTCCGTAGGTAGCCAAAAAGTCGGCAACAATTTCTTCTGTCTGAATATCCATAGTCAAATTGTAGGACAGGCAGAACGCATGGCACAATTCATGGCACAGCACACGGTCATAGAAATTGCCATGAATCATATTTGATATGTAAATATCTCTTGTGTTCCTGTCTGTCATGCCAAACGTATATGTACCATCAGAACGCATCAGCATAGGGCTGGGACTTCCTACAAGCCTTAAATTCCAGTCTATTCCATTTATCGTGAACAACTTACCACCTCCAACATAAAAGGGGCTAAATAAGCCCCTTAAGTGTTTTAACCGATTTTTGTTACCAGTGCAGACAGCTTGTTTCGCAGTACCGTCTTTTCTTCCGGTGTTGCATCGTTGATGATCTCCGTCATGTCGTTTGCAAGTTCGGTCATGTAGGTGTTCAGGTCACGGACTTTAGCTTCCTTGTCCTGCTGTGTATTCGCCTTATGCAGTTCCTTATTTTCCATGTAGGTTCTGCGGCTCATTCCACTTCTGCCCTCTCTTGCATCACGCATACCGGATGAAGAAGTTTCCGTGTAGTACATACGCCCCATGTCTCTGTCCATGTCACGGTGATACATTTCCGGAGTCATGTGATAATAGGGTGGTTCTTCATAACCTCTGCGGTAGGTTCCACGACCTTTAGGTGCAAATCTGCCGTCAGCATAGCGGTAATGGTCATAGAACCGTCTTCCACCATCCCCATAACGTTCAAACATTTCCATGTTTTCGTCCGAATCATATTCCTGCATGGTTTTTGTCAGTTCCCGATAGTACATAGCTTCCGATAAGTCTTTCATCATGTCGATGACCTTCCCCATTTCGCAAGTATCTACTTTGTCAATTCCTTTGTCAAACTGCGTTTTAGCGCATTCAGAAAGTTTTTCAATCATTTCATGCATTCTTTTAACATCCATGATTTTTCACCTCCTACGCTTCACGAACGGCAATCAAATTGCTGTTCTGCACTTCAATAGCTTGCGTAGAAGTGTTCTGAACGGCTACCGTACTGCAGCATCCACGAGGAACATCAATGTAAGCCTGCGCAGAAACATTGAAGAAATTCTCTACTGCTGCCGGAGTTACAATCATTCTTGTGGACTGCAAAGGTTCTCCGTCTACCGCCAGTGCAAGAGAAATTTCCCCAACAGTTCCACCCGTGGGAATCTGAATGTTGCCGGAATAACTTACAAGGAATCTTGCACGGCACTGATTAGTGATACCTCTTAACTTCACAATTCCGGATCCCTCTCTATGATTGATACAGTTACTTCCATTTACGGCAGTTTCGGTAAAAGCAACGTCTGCTCCTGCTGCCACAGTCTGTAATGCTACTGCTGTATATTCAGCCATAATAAAACCTCTCTTTCAAAATCAAAGGGGCAAACCATATAGTCTGCCCCATGTTGTCAGTAATTCTGCATAGCAGACATAACCTTAAGGTTAAGTTACTCGATATGCAGTTTTAGCATCCGCAACCAGTGTTGCAACCACATCCGCATCCGTAATATACATTAGGGTTGGGAACCTGGTATGCCGGGATGGGCGCAGGATTCACAGCGTTGATGATCTGCTGTGTCTGTGCACTCATGGCAGTAGTCAGAAGAGCATTCTGACGATCCTGAGAAGCGGCTCTGCGCAGATCGTTGTTCTCTGCCTGCAGAGTAGCGATCTTATCCTGGCATAAGTAGTCAAGGATTGCTCTTGTACCTGCATTCTGGCTGTCGATAATGTCACGAGTGTTGTTATTCATGGTGTTCTGCAATGCGCAAGTATTCGTTGCCATATTGTAGTTTACACCCTGGATAGCTTCACGGGTGTCGCAGCAACATTGTGCTAACTGTGCCTGTAAAGCGTTAGCATTCTGCATTCCTGCTACGGTGTCGGCATTGATAGCCTGTTGGATGCCATAGCCAGTCTGTAAAATGTTGGTATTAACGCCATTAAATCCGGTAAGCATACCGTTGTTTACAGCGTAGAATCCGTCACACAGACCGTTGTTGATTCCGTCCAGTTTACCGATGATAGACTGGGTGTCGAACCCTCTTTGCAATGCAGAATCGGTGTAGTAACTGGAATTAGAGCCATTACCGCCCCAACCATTACCGCCCCAACCTCCAAAAGCGAAGAAAAGGACGAAAATAATAATCCACCATGCACCATCGTCACCCCATGCACCGTTGTTTCCATATCCGCTGTTGGCAGGCATAACAGGCATGGTAAAGGGAGTATTGTTACTCTCAAACATAATTTTTACCTCCATATAAGATTTTTTATACTTAATCTTGCAAGAATTTAGTATCTACTTCATAGGAAATTGACGCTTGAATTTTTCAAATTCAGAATCAAAATCTACGCCACGTTCCTTAGCAATATTTCTGCCAAAATTTTCAACACCTGATATGTCACCTTTTTGCGCCATTCCCATTACATTTCTAATCATGGGGTTTTGCATCATCTGACTATTTCCCATAATCCCTTGAATTATTTGTTGTGGATTTCCCATCCCTTTGAGCATCTGCATAGGATTCATCATTTTCATTCTGCATCATCCTTTCTTTGCGATTGCGAAGTTTTTCTTTGCGATTGCGAAGATTTCAACTGCTCAATCTTTTGTTCCAGTTCATCGAAACGCTTCATAAATACCGCTGTGGCTTCGTCTGATAGGTCAAATTTTGCTTTTTCTGTTTCTGACGGTAAATTGTTAGGGTCTGCATCTAAAAAAGGCTTGTAGAGCCTTGTATAGATTTTTCCATCTGCTCCCCAAGATTTAGCATAGATCTCCGACAAATCCTGCTTGGGAAAGAATGCTGTGTTGCCATCCATAGGAACCTCATTCGGTGCTATGCACTCTTGCGCCGGTACAATACGACCGTACATCTGTACTGCGTTTTGCTGTGGCTGTTGCATAAACTGCTGTGGTTGGAATTGTTCCTGTTGTGGCATAAACTGTCCGTACATAGGTGTTCTATACTGCGGATTGAAATAGTTCGGATTCATAATCGGCTGCGGCATGGCTGTTCTCCCTTTCTTCCATTGATTCTATCTGTTTCGCAATTTCAACTTCATCAAGTGTCTGATATGTCGGCTTGTTCATAAGTCCCAACGGACTGAAATTCATAAGCATTACCCGTTTCTCCTAAAACTTCCTCGATCACATGAACCATGATTGACTGATACTTAATCGGAACTTCCCTTGTACGTTCTTTGCTGAATATATGTTCCAGTGTTTCATCAGAAAATTTGAATTTTCCCAT